CTGTGCAAGTATATCTATATATCACTACGTTTAGTCAAGAACAAAAGGTTGATGAAAAAAATATGGAATTACGAATCAGAGATGTAAGTCGAGTTGATAGAGTTACGCCTGTATCTACTGATGAAACATTGTATGAAATAGCTAGTATCAAACAACGAATTAATAATCAAATTTTACAAGCGGTTAAAGAAACTGCGATCGACTGTACTTTGTATTCTAGAACAACATCTTCCACAGACAAACCAATGGTTTGTTATGGTTATGGTAAAATCGAATCAAATGCATTTGGCTCTTATCCAACATTTGAAATGGATCGTGACCAAAAGGTTGGGCTAGATGTTGTATCTATAGATTGGGATGTACAAGACGTTACCATTCAAGATGTAAAGTATGTTTTACGGAAAGATACTATGGGATTGTATAATTACGAAAGTTATAATCGTGCGCTACAAAATCCAGGACTTGAACCAGAATACATTGGACGTCTTGTAAATGAAAATGGGCGATATAAGATTGTAGCAAAGTAATTGAATTATATAATGTAAATAGAACTAAAATTTCATACAAAATTGAATACTTTTTTATGAAAAGAATAAAAGATAACAAATGAGACAACAATTTATTTGGTTGTTACGCGTATAAAATGAATTCTCGCACACGTATTTTATTCATACCTCACTTTGTAGGGAAGACCGATGACGAATTTTGCAATGAGTGTAATACAAACCGGTTAATAGAATGTTGCAACAAATGTGGAGAAGGGGTGTGTGTGAATGATAATTGTTCAACCATATTTCCACATTATAAAAATACAGTATTTGTTCTTTGTAGATCGTGTAGCGATCAAATCGAATCAAAACTAAAAGTCGTAATTGATCTAGATAAATTACGACTTCTTAAAAACAAAATATGCAACAAACGTACAAAAAAACAAGCAATAAATAAAAAATAAAAATGTGCATTCATTATATAAAAATGTTATCGTTCGAAAAAAGAGTCCTCTTTTTTTTATTAGGTTGTATGCCATTAAGAATAATATTAGCAGCTATACCACTATACGTGAATAAACGTTATCTTCCTTATTATGGAGGCATACTCTTATTGATTGCATCTAGTTTTTTAGTGTTATATTTTAATCAAATGCGCCTTAATGCGTTTGAGGGAGGTGGAAAAACATGGTGGGCAGATTTTAGGTTATTGCACGGATTATTATATTTGTGTGCAGCAATATATTCTTTTCAGGAAAAAATCATTGCGTGGATACCTTTAATATTTGACGTTATGCTAGGTCTAGGATTATTTATCCATCATCATGTTATGTAATTATTGTAATTTTTTGATTATGAGATGACAAGATAATGGTTCAGATAATGCACTACCAGTAGCCTCGTCTATTTTTAATCCTCCATTAACCGCAGATAACGGATTATTTATACTAAGAACCGAATTAATAGTCGATGGGGTAAATACTATACACATTCCCACTACTGCACCTCCACCCGGACTTCCGACAACAGTTTCTATCAATTCATTACCATTTAATACTACTACAAGTTCTCCTGCATTCTGAGTTGTAACTTGAAACGTTATTTCAAAAATACTATCTGGTGGTAATAAAAATTCAGTAGTTGAAGAACCATTTCGTTGTATTCCAAAAGGGTTTATTGAAGGACTTGGGAAACTTACTGCCTCACCTGGTGCGAGTGGATTTGGATTATCATTTACAGTTGTTCCCATTTGTCCATAAAAATCAGCAAAGTTGGCGGCAAATCCAGTACCTGGATCACCTTTTGGTCCAGTTGGTCCAGTTGGTCCAGTTGGTCCAGTTGATCCAGTTGGTCCAGTTTCGCCCTTTTCACCGGTAGGTCCAATAGATCCAGTGGATCCAGTGGATCCAGTGTCACCTTTATCGCCTTTTGGTCCAGTGGGTCCAGTCTCACCCTGTTCGCCAGTGGATCCAGTGTCACCTTTATCGCCTTTTGGTCCAGTGGGTCCAGTGTCACCCTTTTCACCAGTAGATCCTCCTTCGCCTTTGTCACCTTTTTCGCCTTTTGGTCCAGTTGGTCCAGTATCTCCGTCACAACCTTTTGGTCCAGTATCTCCGTCACAACCTTTTGGTCCAGTTGGTCCAGTTGGTCCAATATCTCCTTGTGCGCCATTATTGCCGGTTGGACCTGTATGACCAGTATCTCCTTCACAACCTTTGGGTCCAGTAGGACCAGTATCACCTCGATTTCCATCGTTGCCTTTTGGACCAGTGGGACCCATCGGACCTGTGTCTCCATCACGCCCATCGCATCCATCATGACCGTCATATCCATCTCTTCCCCTGCAACCAGTAGGACCAACTGATCCAGTTGGTCCAGTTGGTCCAGCTGGACCAATGGGTCCAGTTCGCCCATCACAACCGTCAATTCCATCTTTTCCATCTTTTCCATCTTTTCCATCTTTTCCATCAATCCCATCTCGTCCATCTTGACCATCGCACCCATCAAACCCATTACACCCATCTTGACCATCTCGCCCATCTCGCCCATCTTGACCATCTCGCCCATCTTGACCATCCTTTCCATCTTTTCCGTCGCGACCATCCTCACCATCTTTTCCATTCTCACCATCTTTTCCATCTCTGCCACATTTTCCATTTTCACCGTCTCTTCCGTCCTTTCCATCCTTTCCATCTCTACCACATTTACCAACTTTTATAACTTTATTACAATGTTTATTTTTTTGGCTGGATCTTTTTGGCGTACATCGTTTGGTTGTTTCGCAAAACCTACACGTTGTATTCGAGGTATTGTTGCATTTACAGCAAGAATCATTGTCATCATCGCAATCTGAATAGGGCATATATAATATTTATTATATATATACTTCATATATACTAAATATTTTTCTAAAAAAAATATGTGTGACCATAAATGCTTTATATGTTAATAAATGCAGTATAATATTATTACATTTGTGTTTTTGTATAATTTATTGTAACATACTATATGCAAGGTCGTATTTTTATAATAATACATTTATTATCTTCTTTTTTGCATTTATTGTTACTATGTTTCTCGCATTTGCATTTCCTTTCTTTTTGTTCGCAATGTTTATGATATTTACCGCATCTCTTACATTTATCGCGATGACAATTATCACGATTACAACTTTTATGTTGGTCGTGTTCTCGCCTTTCACGACAACAATTGCATTTGGGGTTTCGTTTTTCGTGTATCAAATAATGTTCCGAATTGTGTGATGAATGTTCATCTACCGAATTGTCATCGGTATAATATTCATCAATTGAATAATATGTATTCGATGGCATTTCAATAATATATATTATATTATATATTATTGCTACATATATGCGGTATAATATTTAATAGAATTACAATACTAACTGCATAATTACAATTCAGAACACAACTTACTAATAATATTTATTGTAAATTATCTTCCAAATTGAAATGGCGGAACAGGAACTGGTGTTAAGATATACCAATGAGAATCTATCGAATCAACAGTTTTAAGAGATAATTTGAATTTACCACCTGGACTGCCTTGTAACTCTTGAAAAGTAATTGATACTTGTGCGTTCATTATATTGCCACTATTATCTGTGTATGAATCAGTACGCGTTATACCTAATATAATACGATCCTGAATATTTCCATACTCATCATTGTGATATTGATTTCCAGATGCGTCTACGAATATACTTATTGATGCATAATTACCAGATTTAAGTATATTGATGATTGAATTATTCAACGCGTTGTAAGTTGTGCTATTAATAGGAATGGGGGTAGCCATTATAATATACAAAAATATATTATTGCTACATATATGCTGCAATAATATATTATAGTTTAATAGTGTGACTGCATACACAAGTTGTGATAGTTTGTAATGTTATTTACTGATTAGTAATTACAGAATTAAAACTGAAATGCGGGAACCGGAACAGAACTTAAAACATACCAATGATCATCCACATAATCAACTGTTTTAAAATAATCAATAAATTCACCATTTGGGTTTCCTGCTGAATCTTTAAATTTAATCGTAACAAAGGGGTTTGTCATATTTCCTTCCTTATCTTTATAAGAAGCTGTAAAACTTGCGCTGAGTACAATACGAGCATTAATTTGTCCGTGGCTATCACTTGCATATACAGTACCTGCCGAATCAGTAAAGATACTAATCGCTGCGTATTTTCCAGACTTTATTATTTCTAAAATCGATGCATTCAATGCGTTGTAATTTTCACTATTAAGTGCGATCGCCATTTACAATATATATATGTTGTATATAATTTCTAAATATTTTTAGATTAATTACTTTATATCAGATCATTATTTCTAAATATAATGCAGATAGTATTAACTCATATAATATGCATTTATGTATGAACAAATAACTAACTATAATAAAAATACATATATTCAAATAATATATAAAAACAAACGCATTATTCAATGTATATTGTGTTAGAATATTAGAATGAACGAAGAAAATAATGTATTAACCATTAAAACTGTTCAAATTCAACCCATAAGAAATATGATTACTGCTATTAAAGATATTTTGACGGATGCGACTATTACATTTACTAAAGACCGTATGAAAATTATCAATTTTGATAAAACTCACACTATTTTGGTAAATGTTGTATTATATTCAAACCGTTTTGAACAATATACTTGTCATCCAGAAAAAATCATTGTGTGTGCAAATACGTTACATTTGTTTAAAGTAATTTCTACTATGTCAAATGACGATACTCTATCTATGTATATAGATAAAGCCGATTATCACGATGGAATTGTTTCGCATTTGGGACTACAATATGACAATGGGGATATTCGACAATGTTATAGTCAAAAGTTGCGCCTTATTGAACCAGAAAATGACGAGTTATTTGTTCCGGATGTTGAATATTCTACTGTGATTAATTTACCTACCTCAGATTTCCAAAAGATTATTCGTGATCTAAATGGTATTTCTGACCGTATTGAAATCAAGTCAGTTGGAACTGATTTAATTTTTTCGTGCGAAGGTAGTTTTGCAAGTTCGCGTATATTCCGTTCTGAATCTGAGGGCAATATGAACTTTCTACAAAAATCGGATCCTTCTGTCATTATACAAGGAGAATTTTCATTAAAAAGTTTATCTCATTTTATTAAATGTACGCCTTTATGTAGCCATTTGGAAATGTATCTCGGGAATGACTTACCGCTTATTATTAAATATGATGTTGCCTCACTCGGAGAAATTCGAATGTGTCTCGCCGGATTACCCCCGTCATAATTACACTTTTATATATTTTACATTTGATGCATTTACCTGACCAATTATGGTCCCTTTGACTATGTTTGATATGGTTGTATAAATTATTTCAAGATTCGTTTCTGACTTATATTTTGAGTTTTGTTTGCATATTAATGCGCCTTGTTTAACAATTTGCAGTTTTTGTTTTTTATCTAATTTTATATCTTGAGGCATTTTTGCAATGACATGACAAGATGAATGTTCATTCAAATGAAACCATAAGTCAAACTCTTCCGATTCATCAATAATATCAAAATTATCTTGTTCATTTGTTCCCACTAAATATGGTATTTCACGGTTTAATGAAGGGATGAATCTAGATATGATCTTCATCTTATTCTTATTATATTTAATTATAATAAGAATGTATTCAATTTTATTTTTCTTATAGTCGGGTTCATATGGGTATGCGAATAAACGTATAAATTTTAACTACTATCAAAAGTGTAAATTAGAATTAAAACTCAGGCTCGTGTTTCTTAAATAAACAACCAAGTCTTACTAAATTGTATATAGGTGCTATTATACTCGGATCTTGGAGAGATGATACATCCATCCATATTTTTATGATACAAAAATTTTTTTTTGGTGAAATAGTAATGCCATTTATATGCTTACTATGTTCTGGATTTATACATAATGTTTCGCCACATAACAAGTAAAATAAATTTTTCCAAACCTCGGGAGCGTGTTTATTTATTATCTTATATGAGAAACATCCACCATTTCTATTTTTTGGGTCTTCCCACATGGGTGCAATGCCATCCCGCATTACAAACAACATACAGTTCTTAATAATATTCTCGTGTATTGAATCATTTAATAATATAACCTTTTCAGCTGTGTCAATATCACGCATTATTGTAGAATAACTGGAAACTTCCCAGTTTTTATCGTGTGGTAAATGGTAATATAAATTCCATTTACCATTCAAATTATGTTGTTGGGTAGGACAACACACTGTATCCATCGTGATTACACCCGTAAATTATATGTAGAAAATTCTTTATATAATTTATTAAACCTATTAACATTGATGTAATTAATCATTTTCTGGTAAATGACTATCTTCTTCATTTTTATTATTTTCTATTATTTGTGGTTCGGTTTCTAACAGCTCTGATAACTCTGACAGCTCTGACAGCTCTGACAGCTCTTTTTCTGAATCTATGTTATCTGATGAAATAACGTGTTCTTCCTTATTATCTAATACTTCTGGTTCTATGGATAAAGATAACTCTTTTGTATCATTATTCTCAGATTCTGGTATAATATCATTATCTAATGTATTTTCTTCGTTTGTATCAGATTCACCCTTTTCATCATCTGTATGGTTTGCATCTTCATCTGTATCAGATTCACCCTTTTCATCATCTGCATGGTTTGCATCTTCATCGGTATTATATACACTATCTTCTGGTTCTGGTTCTGGTTCTGGTTCTGGTTCTGGTTCTGGTTCTTCTTCATAAACAGATTCAAATGTTACTACCTCATATGACCGATCATTTAATTTTATGTACTGATTCGACTTCATATTAAACATATTGATATTTGTATCTAAAATTTTTAATGTATATTTCATATCAAATACATAGGATTGTTCTTGATACTCTAAGTATCTTTTTATAAATGCATGAGTCAATAT